AAAAAAAAATTATTTTTACAATTTTAACGAATACAACTATAAAGTGATTTACATAATATATTTTATATGAAAATGTAATATGTAAACTAACAAGGAGTAAACAATGAAAAAACTAGAAGAAAAAAAGTTAGTAAAACTTTTAAAAAGTCTTTACGGAAAAAATTGGCTTTTTAATTGGCAAGGTCAAGACAATGGCTTTGAACTAAACTTACAAGTATGGAAAGGAAAAAAATGAAAAGCCCATTCCATATTTTAGATAGTGCAAAAAACTTTGGCGATGCAGTTAGCAAGAGTGCCAAACAAAGACCAACTGAATATAATTACAAAGCATTAGACAAAGACGGCATACCGAGAGTTTTTGGATATGGCACAAATAGACTAGGTGCTAGATTACAATGCGAAATAGCTTTGAGAGAATATCTATTAAGAAAGCTAGATAACAATATTGTAATGTACCCAGAAGATTACATAATTAAAGAAGATAGTTTTTTTGAATAATTAAAACTTTTGTACCCCCTAATTTTAGGGGGTACTACACCCCATCAAACCCTAAAATCGTGCGTCTAAAGGCTTTTAAATAAGACTTTTATACAACTAAATAGTGAAAAATAAGGTTTTTTATCGTTTGACAACAAAAACGAATAATGGGAGATTATGGGAGTGATTAATACGATAATTAAATATCGTCAAAATAGGAGTTGCCCTAGAATTAATCACACTAACAAACTAACAAAGGAAAAAAATGAGAAACTTAGAACTAATAAAAGAAATAAAAGTTAAAGATAATACTTTTATTTTAAATTCTAATGAAATAGATAAATTAGAATTAAACGAAAATAAAAATTATGTAAAAACTGTTTTGAGTAAATTAAAGGATAGTTTTACAAAATTAAAAATTAAATACATCGTTGGAGAGTTTTCTGGTGGCAACGATGACGGGGGTTTTGATAGTGTATATTTAGCAAATGCTAAATTAGACAAAGTAGAAATATCCGAACAAGATAAAAATCTTTTTAAACAATGGGTAGATTATAAAAAAATCTATACCTATGAAGATGAGAAAGATAAAAAGATTTCTGTTTATTCAACTAACACAGATAAAATGGTAAATGTTTTAGATGACCTTGAAGACTTACTTTATAAAGCGGGTTGTTTAGAAGAATACGGCAGTTTTGCGGGAGAGTTTAGTGTGAGAGGAACTGTGAAACTAAATGTACTTACTCATAAATGGGAATTAACGGGCGAACAATCCGTTGAAAGTTATCAAGATGTGACAGAAAGTGGGGAACTATAATGGCTACACCCGTAATACACGCACAAGCAACAGTTAATCGTTATGGTGGACGCATTGAAGATTATATTGCTATCCATAAGTGGTTTGATTTTACAAAGTCTTACCACCCAGATTTTAGACACAGGGCATTAAGACATCATTCACTTGGTGTTGAGGAATGTGTTGAAAAGTTTGGCGATTACATTATCAACTCAGATAATAAAAAAGTACCCGTAAAAACAATCGGCGAACAACATATCATTGAAGATTGTGGTTATATCCCTTCAGTAAGTGATTGGTTAGTTAATCTACAACCTAAAAGATTTATGATGGACGCTAAAAAACTAGAAAGGAAAGTAGCATAAATGAAAGAAGATATACAAGTTATTAAACAGTACATTAAAACTTTTAATGACAGAAAATTAAGAGAGGAATATAGATTATATACCTCACTTGAAAGACCAACGATACTTGAAAACTATTTCAAGGACTTTATTAAACAAGAAATAAACCAAAGGGGGATAGGAGTATGACTAAAGAAGAACTATTAAAAATATTAGATGATAATTTTGTTGATTATGAAGTAGTTGGAGAACATATTGATAGTTATCATCTTCTTGTAAGAACAGATGAAGATGAGGAGGAAAATGATGAGTAAATATAATAATATAAATCTTTATGATGTAATGTTTTGTTTGCAAGATGATGACGGAAATATGCTTGAAGATAAGAATGGCAAACCAAAACTTTTTAGATACAAAGGCGACATATATAGTCCCTTTGATTATCTACAATCAATTACAGAAGACACTACACTAGAAATGTTAGAGGAGGTTAAATGAGCCATAAAAATAAAATGTTTTATAACTATATGACTGAGCAGGACGCTTTGGACGAATATCTTGAACTCATAAGAGAGGACGAGCATTTTGCAGAACAATGGAGTAATACCAAAGACGATTTTTTAGATTGGTGTGAGGCAGATGACATTGTTTTGGTAGACAATAAACAATTAGCAAACGAACTAGAGGAGGCACAACTACAATGAGTAATATACTAGAAGGCTATACTAAATTTAGCGAGATAAATGAAAATAATTTAGAACTACAATGGATAAAAAGAATAAATAAATTGCTAGTTAATAAAAAGATAGTTAGAGTAGAGTATATGAGCAAAAAAGATGCAGAAGAACAAGGTTGGTACAAAAGACCTATCCAAATAAGATTGGAAGATGGAACTTGGTTAACACCATCAATGGACGATGAGGGTAATGATGGGGGTGCATTATTCACAAGTGATGAAAAATTACCGACTATACCCGTAATATAAACAAGGAGAAAATATGAAAGACATAAAAGACGTTGTAGCGTGGTTGGAAGAAGAATTGGCTCACTTTGAGATGGCAGTTGAGCAACATAACTACGTATCTAAAGCAGATGAGATTAGATACAGAATGGCACAAGAACTATTGGCTTGGACTTTAGGTTATAAGTTTGATAAAAAATACCTAGCAAGCCCCGTGAGCCGTGTTCCGTGTGACTTGGAACACGACACTAAGGCCTTTGGAGGTAGGGTATGAACTTAATAACACAAGTCATTCTAATTATAGTAATAGTAGTTATTATTATTCAAATTTTTAGATGGTATAAATGATGAACTATTATAATAAACAAGAAAAGTTTGTAAGAATAGATGTTGTTGATTTTAGTCCAAAAGAAAAAAAGTATCTTGTTGAATGGTTTATAAATAAAGATGACCAATCAAGTGACGAGGATTTTTATACATATAAAAAAGATGCATTAGATACATATAAAACAACTAAAAAAATAATAAACAATGGAGGTATAAGATGAACATAAATAAACATGAGCCTAATATTTGGCTAATAGTTATTTTAGTGTCATGGTTATTATTAATTGTGAGTATAATCGTATGGAAGTAGAAGAATACGGAGTAAAAAAGTCTTGGGACGGGTGGCGTACCTTTGCGTATGTTCGTGATGGTACACCGATGGGACTGATGCCTATCACTTGGGCTAATGAACTATTTAAAAATAAACAACAAGCTAAAACATTTATAAATGATTTGGCTACAAAGAATGGATGGAAGAAATGAAAGCGTGGACACCACCAACAGATCATTTAGACCCCCCTAAACCACCAAAACATTATAAATACGTGTGGTTAAGGTTTGATATTAAGACTAAAAAGTTTAAATATCCATTGGTAAGACATAAACAACTTAAAAATAAAAAAAGATTTCCTTTTATTTACATTAAACATTATGGTAAATGTGTAGGTATAGAGGGACTAACATTAGCTAAGGTAAAAATATGAAACCAACTATAATAATTATGTGCTTATTTCTATCTGGTTGCTTTGGTGCAGAACTGTTTAAACTGGGTGGCATTGGTATAAAGACAGGGGATATTATTACTGTACCCCATAAAATAGAAACACTAACAAAGGATAAAAATGATAAGTAAGCATTTAACAGATATAAAGAAGTTATTAAAAGCATACCATAAGAAATATACTTGGGAGGGTAAGCCAGTAAGTAAACCAACTAAGAAGAAAAGAAAAAGATAATGACAAAGAAAAAAATGGATGTATTGCGAACAACAATGTTGCTTACAATATATCAAGAACTAGCTGATAAAACTATTGAGATGTTAGAAAAGTATAACGATGACCAGCTCATAGCATCAACACTCGTGGCACAAGGCCTTAGAGTGTATAAAAGTACATTATCAGACGAAGAATTTAAGGATATGCTTAAAACTATTGTTAATGATGCTGAAAAAATTCAACCATTCTTTGACGCAAAAGATAAAACTATAAATTAATATGGAACAAATAATAGACGGAATATTAGCATTTATATTGTTATTTTTAATATTTTAATATGATTGAATTAATATCAGATATGGGTTTTGGGTGGTTTATAGCATCCATAGTTATATGCGTTTTATTTTACGCATTAATGAAAAAATAATATTTGACATTAGTGCTTCAATGATTATATTAACACTACTAATAGTGGCATAGCTATTAGGTCTCTTTTAGATAAGAGTATAAACATATCTTACCCTTTGTTAGACAATGGAGGGGTTAGTTTTAGTCATCTAATCCCTCTCTAAACATATGATATTACAAAACATAAAAAAATATATAGGCTTAGCCAACAATAAAAAACCAGCGTGTTTAGGAAATTTTATGAATGTTAAAAAGTTTGGCGTTAAAAAAACATTTAATGGTTATTGGACATATGCTGAAAAAGAAGATTGTTCTGTTTACTGGGCTACAAAACACTTTACAACAAAACACGAGGCAGAGGACTTTATTAATAAACTAGCAAGTGAATATAAATGGATATAATTTTTACAACTGAATTTTGGTTAATTATTGGATGGGCTTCATTTTTAATATGGCTTACGTGGCTTGGTAATAAAAATTAACCAAGCCAAGTAGCTTCATCCTCATTATAAGGAAACATTACTTAATATCTATTTTAACGCCTTCTATTTCTTTAGGCTCGTTGTAGCCAAATTTAATCTTTAGTAAGCCGTCTTTCATTTCAGCTTCATCAACTACTACATCTTTAGCTAATTCAAACTGTTTAAAGAATTGTCTAAATGCTAGACCTTTTTGAACGTAATCTACGTTCTTATCATCTACTTTACCCTCAACAGTTAAAATACCATCTTTAACTTCTACAAGTACATTTTCTTTATTGTATCCAGCTAAACCCATTTCTATTGCGTATTTACCTTTTGAGTATTTAACTACATTGTAAAATGGAAATGATTGTACTTTTGACCACGTGTCAAAAATATTTTCAAAAGCATCATCAAAAAACTTTGTTGATCCGTTGAATAATTGTTTGTTTAAATTATTGAAAACTTCTAGGTTTGTCATAATTTACTCCTTTTTAAGCAAGTTAATTGGTCTACCCCTATGGTACAACCTATGACAGTATATAAGTAAACCTCCCTCTTTTTCAAGAGGGAGGAAACTTTAAACAATGAAAGGAAAAAATAGAGTGTGATACTCTATGTCATTGATTTTATTACCAAATTTAGTATAAGTCAATTATACCAATTTACCTATATTTACTCATCCTCATCTTCATCTTCGAATTCAGAATCCTCAGCTTGAGACTCTAATTCTTCAACTTTTTCTCTGATAGTTTCAATATCTTCATTGATTCTATCTAATATGTCTTGTATGTTTTCTTTTTTCTTAGCCATGAGATACTCCTTTCGGAAGCAATGATCTCAAATAAAATTTATGGGATCAACTATGTAGTTAAAAAAGATGTGACTAATGCTGTTGTACTATTAAGAACAATACTTCGCCATTTATCTGCGGTCTTTTTACATTCTTTTCTTTTTTCTTTATCAGTTTCTTTTTTATATGCTTCATAATGTCTATAATATTTAATCCAATTTATTTGTTTTTCTGTAAATTTAATATCACCACGTTTAACTGCTAATAAATATTTTTCTTTAACCAAATCAGGATCAAAACCTGACCAATAACATACCTTTTGAAAATCTTCTTCACTATTAATTATCCATTCGTGAGCTTCCATCTTAAATATACTTGTTTTTCGATCTGATAAACTTTGCATTGTATCTTCAATAGCATTACATAAAACACCACGCCATAGCCTTTGCTCAGAAGCTATTTCTTTATCTTCTAAAATAGTTTTAGCGAATTCAATGCCCATAAGTTTTAACAAGCTTACCGAGTATGTCATGGTAATATATTGTTAGTTCAGGACTATGTTTGCTCTTAACAAAATAACTGTAGTTATCATGTACTGCTATTAACAAGTCTGTGATTTCTTGTCCAGACCACGCTGAATAATCCATATCCAGTACGTTTTCTAGCCTGTGAGGCTTAAAGATATTTGTACGTTTCATACGTACATTGTAAGTCTTATTTCTTCTTTTTACCACCATCATACACTTTAAATATTATAGGTTTTTCATCATTTTCAGGAATATTTTTTGCATTAAAATCATTTTTACCTTTGCTATACCAATACATTTTACATAATGGTAGAAATCTTTCGTCAAATGCAGGATCAAATCCATATGTTTTACCCATATATAGATTAAACATTACATGGCACACAAGTTCGTATTGAAATTTTGTAAGTTTCTTAGATAAAAAACTTAAAGAAGATAGAAATTCTTGATGAATTGGGTCGTATTCGTTATCCATGCTAATTTAATAACATAAATAACGAAACATACAACCTTAATGTTTTCCGTTAAGTAAATTTTTAATAAAAACTTCGTATTTTACTTTTTCTTTTGATGCTTGATACTTACAATAATCATGCACTAATTTAGAAATCATACTTGCAGGTGCTCTAAATTTTTTACCACAAAGGCTTTTTAATATTTTGTAGTCGTCAATTCTTATTGCAACGCTTTTCCATTTATTGATATCCATTGTATTTCCTATGGGTGTAGTCTTCGCCAATAATCCATTCTTTCTTCGAATGTAGGCTCAGATTTTAGTTTCCAAAATATATATAACCTTTTTAATAGAGGCGGGTAAGACCTATTATCTGGGTGTTCATCCATATAATACTGTTTAAAGGCATATTTTTTGAAGTTATACACATATCTTTTTATCATTGTTATTATCATAATAGTTGTTTTTAATGGCGTTCTATAATAATGTCAAGGAATATTGACAATGCCTCCCAAGATATATAAGATAATCCTATGAAGTCATATCGCTTCACTGCTAGATATGCTGGTCAACGTATAGTACTTGACGTAAAGGCATCAGATGATGATGAAGCGAAAAATAACTTCATAAAAGAGCTTAGAGAAGGCCGAGGAACTTGGAGTAAAGAAATTACATACTCCCCATCCAAAGTCTTCCTAACATATGAGGAACTGAATGTTTCATAATGAACAGTCTCTTATTACTAGAAAAATGATTCTAGAAACTAAATGGAATCATATGTTTTTAGAAAAAGGAATAGAGACAATAGATATGATGCAGATTGAACTCGAACTGAAAGAAATTAAAAGACAGTTAAGAGAACAAGCTGTATTCAAAGTAAGAGAAGAATTAGAAGAAGATTTAGATATAGCTTCTTAAATTTTTTATCTTAATATTTTTTCTTTGGGAATACCCTCAGAGAATAGGTAAGTACACTTTGCTGTGTACTCAACAATATCGTCTTGAAATAAAAATTCAAAATTTCTTATTATTTTTTCTTCTTTGTGAAGTTTAAATACTTTTTTATTCATTTGCTGTAAAAACTTTTCTTCATCTACATTTTTTGCTATATAACAAATTGAAGAATTTGCATGTTCTTTTATAAAATTATATCGGCTACAACCATCGGCTATGATATACTTATTATCTTTTTTTGATAAAACTATCGGACAAATTAATCCTATATCTTCTATTGAATCATTAAGATCTGTTGCATGTTCTTTATGCTCACAATTAATTATATTATCAAAATTAATCATCTCTAATCTTACACCAAATATTTGATATAGCGGGTGTATTGTTTTCAAAGGCCCGAGAACCGTGATCCCTGTTATTTGACTCATGCTACAATCCTCTTTCTTTTATTATTTCATTTAAACGTTTTATTAATTTAATAGATATTCTATTTTTACTTGAATTACAATTAGTACAGCAAAATACAATGTTATCAATGCTATAAGTTTTATCATTATCAAAACGATCAACAGAAAAATTTTTCATATTTTGTGTAAATTTTTTAAAAGACCTACCCCCGCCTACATTATATTTTTTTCTTTTATAAGTCCAAGGTTCAAAACAATAAAAACAAACTCTTCCCCATTTATTAATATATTCATTAAAACAATTTAGTATTTCTTTTTTAGTAGAAAGAGGAATAAGTCCTCTTTCTTTTATTCTACTTGGAGCAAACATTGATGAAATACATTTTGTCACAAAACCTTTTTCACTATTCATGTACTTATATTTAATTTTAGAAAGTTTTTTACCATTTTTTAAAGACCATTTTTTAAGATATTCTTTATGATACTTCTTTTTCTTTTCATCAGATTTAAAAGGCATGCTTATTATTCAACCTCTCCCCAACTCTTTCCAATCGCTACATCAACTAAGCTTGGAACTTTAAACTCTATACAGTTCTCCATAGTCTTTTTAATTACTTTAACATCTTTAACTTCATCTTTGATGTTAAAACATAATTCATCATGAATCTGTAATAGTGGAGTGTGCCCTGCTTCATGACAATCAATAACAGCTTGTTTAGTTTGATCGGCTGCGGAACCTTGTATCAATCTATTTAAAGCTTTATATGTTCCAGCTCTCTTGATATTTTCTTGTCCACCAAATTTAGCAATAGCTGTTTCAAAGGTTTCAGAATTTACCATTACCCAATCTTTAGGTTCCCATCTATCAAATCTACACTTACGACCTTTCTTAGTTCTAATAGCACCTTCTTTAGATGCTTTATCCATACAAAGATTAATAAGTTTTTTAACGAATGGAACTTTCTTGTTGTATTTAACAATTATCTCTTTAGCTTCTTGCTCAGATAATCCTAAAGATGTTGCAAGTTTGGTATTACCCATTCCATACATTAAACCTAAGCCAATTGTTTTAGCTTGTGAACGATCTATACCTATCATATCAGCAACTGTTTGGTGAAAGTCTGCTGAAGCATTTTCATATGCTTTAATAAGTTCTTGTGATCCTTCATAACCAACTGAAGCTGCATAGTGCACAACCATTCTTGGCTCTTGTTGTGAGTAATCAAATGCTCCCCACTTACAATCTTCATCAGGTAAGAATAAAGATCTAATCTTAGGGCCAAAATCTTTATTACGTGCAGGAATTTGTTGTAGATTTGGATTAGACATAGAGATACGTCCAGATACAGTTCCACCTGAGTCTGATCTCAATTGATTAATCTCAGCATGTATTCTTCCTTTAACTTGGTATCTCATAATACTTTGTAAAAAAGTTCCATGAAATTTATTTATCTCTCTAGCTTTGACAATAAGTTTAGCTATTTCATGAGGACAATTAGTTAACCAGTTTTGTGTAAAGCTAGGCTCATCACTTTTAGCAGTTCTAGGATAAGCTATCTTTAATTTATCAAAGGCTTCTGCTATTTGTCTTGCCGCCCAAATATCTATATCTTTACCAGTTATTTGTTTTATCTTAATTAAAGTTTCTTTTTCTTGTGCTTCAAATTCTTTAATAAGTCTTTGAGCTTTATCTACATCTACTCTAATTCCTTTTTGTCTCATCTTAATTAGAATAGGAAGTAGTTTAGATTCCATTTCCCAAATAGTAGTTAAGTTTTGTTTGATGATTTCATTCTTTAAAAATCCCCATAGTTTAAGCGTGAGCCGTGCATCTTGTTCAGCGTAAAATCCAACATGCTCTGCAGGTAATTTCCACATCTCAGCTTTAGGATCAATGCCATGATCTTTAGCAGCTTCTTTCAAATCAGTTTCAGCTTTAATTTCGCCTAGATAATCTTTAGCCAATGAGTTTAGATTATATGCCCATCTATTTTCATCAACGATTGCTGCCGCAACCATTGTATCTACAATCTCTCCATTAACTTGAATACCCATAGATTGTAACCAACCTAAATCGTATTGAGCATTATGAAATATTTTTCTACAAGGTAATGCACATATTTCTTTCATGTAGCTAATAACTTGTGTAGGTATCATATTACCACCACCAAAATGTTTAAATGGGTAATAACCTTGCCAACCTTCAACAGCGACAGCAAAACCTATTACATAGCCTTTACCAATAGCCCAACCAGCACCTAGACCTTCACTTATACCATCATCTCTAGTTTCTAAGTCAATTGCTATTTCAGTAGCGTTAGATAAATCCTTATACTCAGAAGGGCACAACCAAATACTTTTCTTAAATGTTAATGAATATTGTAAACTTGTCATTTATACTACCCAAAATAGAAAAGTTAAAACACAAATACAAGTTATAAAACCCATATCGTAAGTAAGCATATTTTTATTCATTGTAGTCCCTTTCAATTATCATCTCTATGTAATGGATTGCTTTAAGAAGATCTTCTTTTTTATTCTTCAATTTGTGTCTGCATATATACTTGATTGCATTACCTTCTGCAAATAGTAAATTATTTTCATTTATGAATTTAGAAGGCTGTATCTTCATTTCTTTATAATGAGATCCTCCTACTTGTTTAAAAAACGTTTTATTGCTCATTTCTTTTTTCCTCTATGTAAGTTAAATAGTCTTCCCCTATTGGATAGTTGTATTTGTAATCAGAGCTTAATAAATGTAATGAATATTTAGCTCTAGTTACTGCAACGTAGACTACTCTTTTTTCGTCCATCTTTTCTATGTTTGTTTTGTTTTGGTATTGAGATGCATAATCAGCTTTAAAATAAACTAAAACATTATCTGCTTCCCCTCCTTTTACAGAGTGAACAGTATCTATAATGATTGTAGGATCATTATCTAATTGATCTTGTCCATATTTCTGTAATAGAATTTTTACATAAGTTATCTCTGTTGGCTTAATATTTCTTTTTAATGCATGCCACCATTCCTGAGATTTAATTTCATCTTTCAAAGTTAAACCACACCATGCTTTTAAATCTTCAAAACTATATTCTTTATGGTTTTCCTGTTGATCCCAAAACTCTTTCTTTCTATATAAATCATTAGATAATGCTCTAACATACTTATACATATTAATAGCTTCTTCTTTAGATATAGTTTTATTATTAGATAATTTTGTCCAGCTTCTAATAGCTTTCCATTTATTTGCTGTAAAAGATTTATTACCTTTGTTATCCATAAAGTATAAACCCTTATCCTTAGCCATCATTCTAAGTTCATTAACAGTGGTTCTTATTCTACCTAAGATATACCAACTACCTTTGTAATTATTAAAATCTATATCCCCAAAAGATATGTAACGATGTACACTATCTTGAACATCTGGATTAGGTAAGAACTCTTTTGGCTCACTATCTAATATTCCTTTTCTAACTATTTTAGAAAATCTGTGTATTTCTTTTCCAAATCGTCTCGTCTGCGTTAATACTTTCTTTTCGCCAGGAAAATATGTTGTAAAGTATTTATGATCAGATCCATTCCATCTATAAATAGCTTGGTCATCATCTCCAGCCAAATATATTTTATTAGCATTATCTGCCATCTTATAAACAACAGACCATTGTAATGGTGTAAAATCTTGTGCTTCATCTAATATAAGTATCTCTAATGGTGGAAAGTTTACTTCATCAATTGTTTTCTCAATCATGTCGGTAAAGTCCATATATTGAGTTGCACCATCTTTTTTATATTTGTTATATGCTTTTACTTTTCTTAATAACAAATCTAACGATTCTCTTTTATAAGTTTCATTACGATAAACTTCTTCTACAGGCTTCATCATGTTTCTTGCTTTATCATAAATATGTAAAGACCAATCATTATATACAAATGAATCATCATCTAATCTTGAATCAGAACTCTTAATTATTTGATTCTCTAATGCAAAATCAATCATACATCTTTGTGGATCAAATATTTCCATTGTAAAATATTTCTTACAGTATTTATGAAGTGTCTTGAATCTTTGGAAATCTTTTAATGTATATTGAGAAAATGTAGATAATGCTCTATTTACTGCAGTATTAACTGCTTTATTAGTAAAAGAAATAAACGCAATATCTTGTGGTCTAATTCCTTTAGCTAAAGCATCTGTTAATATTTCTTGAACCAATGTATTTGTTTTACCCGTTCCTGGTGGGCCATAATACTTAATAGTTTTATTTCTAATACTATTTTGGTGCTCTAAACTGCTGTGCGTGGTAAGCGTCATCTAACTCCGTTAAGTTTCCTTGTTTATTTTGTACTGTTGGTTCTGTTCGTTTTTCTTTTTTTGTAAAATCAGGTAAAGCAACTTTCCATATATTCTTTTCTCCTTTGTAGTAATCTAATTTTTCACAACCCAATAGTGTGATTGCTTCTAATGAATTAGAGAATATCTTTCCTGATAGTTTTTTAATAAAGCCATCTAATGTATTCTTTTTAAAGTAACAATAGTCTTGGTCATTCTCTTCTTCTCTAACAATGTATCCATCTTTTAATTTTTCAAAATCATCTAACACCATATATTTTTCAAAGAATTCTTTTAATACTGAATATCTAACATCTGCTAATGTATCTTCGTATTTAACCTTTTCACTTGGTTTTGAATTTGCAATAAGTGCAGCCATTAACATTTCAAATGGTGGCGGGCCTTTTTTAGGTTTAGGTAATGTCATCCAGAATATTCCATAATCCATCATTCTGGTTCTAAAAGATTTTTCATCTATTAAATCTATTGATGCAAAAGTCATTGGTATCTCTTTATATTTAAAAGTATAATAAGTAGTCTTCATATCTTTAATTTGTTCAACATCAGAAAACTCATCTATAATATCTGGAGCTTGAGCACCTATTCCAAGTTTTCTTAATCTACATAAATCTTTATTACATATCGGTGTCATATATCCATGTTTAGGTGGACACTTATATGTATAATTATTTTTAAATACTGAATTTAATACTGTGCCTACAATTTCTTTTTCTGTTAATGGTTCAGAAAACATCTGTTGATTTCTTTCAAGAAGAATTTCTTTTAAAGCTTTCTTATCTATATGACCTTCAGATTTTTTCATCTCAAGGACTGCAGCATTAAATAAAATATTGTTTCTATTATCTCCTGTCCACTTATCATTTAATAGTTTTTGAATACAAGGTGGGAACTCTTTATAACCTTCTTCTGGTTCGTAATCATCAGTTTTAAATTTTAATAAATCATCAATAGAACTTCTTTTCTTAAATGCTTCTTCTATAAAACCCCCTACTAGTAATGCTTCATTGTTATCCGAATAAGCATACTCAACAGCTCTATCTGATTTATGATAAGGCATTCCAACAGATTTGTTACAAGGAAATACTTCTTTGCTCATAAAGAATTTAGAGTTCCACTTATCTAAAACTTCTCTAATTTGTTTTACTGTTGACCAATCTTTTAAAAATAAAAATATATGTAAGCCTCCAGATTTAGATTTAACTGGTACTAATGGTAATTTATATTCTTGAATAATATTTACGAATTTCTTTGATTTAAAATCTTTATAACTACTAGGGTCTACATCAATACAACCCCATTTTGCTTTGTCATTTAATTCTGGTTTTACACCAATAATAATTTCTCCGTTTAAATGCTTTTGCCAAAGCTCCGCCGTTACTGCACTATATACAGTTTTATATTCGGCATTTCTTTTGCCACTATCTTTCTGGTCACCTGTTAAAGTGACCAGAAGATGTTGACTTGAATCGCCTTCAAACAGTTCTAATAACTGTGATGCAATCATTAGAAAGGAACCGATTCAGAGTCTTGTTTAATTTGTTGAGATTCTTCTTTGCCAAAATCAACTTTACCAAAGATATCTGACTTCATAGCACTTTCATAAAATGCTTTAGTTATCTCTAACACTTTACTGTACTTAGGATCATTTAAGTATTTATCAAACTCTACGATCCAACCATACCAGCTATTGCCAGAATTAGATTCTTTAGTTGTAGTTAACTTATAGCTTGTTGCCCATGACGGCGGACAAAAGAAACCTTTAGTACCTTGAAGTCTTCTACTTTGAATCATAGAATTCCAAGTCTTAGATTTTTTCTTTTGTGTAGATTTCATAGCAATCAAAGCTGTCTCAATTGGATTATAATCTTTATCCAATATGTAAACAAAATGATTACCTGTGTCCTCTATATAGTTACCGTTTGGTAATCTATCCTTAAAGTCATCTCCTCTTTTAGTTTGAGACATAACAGACGGATCTGTATGTATTCCAACTGGACGACCTGGGCTATCTCCTCTATCT